GAAGATACGGCGTATGCTCTTAGAAAATACGTCATGGAGCAAAATCAAGGTCCGGGCGGCTCGAATAAGACTGAAACAACCCCAACACAGGCCGGGAAACCAAAAGCCACGCAGGGAGCAAAGGCGCCTGCAGGGGTAACACAAAACCGGAATGTTCCGGCGGGAGCTTAACATGCCCATTTATGAATTTCAGTGTACTAAATGCCAGAACATCGATGAACGGCTTTATGTTGGTTTTGACAATAATTTGTCCGTCGAGAATATCGAACCCTGTACCAAATGCGGCGGTAAAGCAAAAAAAATCATATCTGCCGGCGCGATTCATACCGACACGCCGACATGGCTGGACCAAAGCGTCCGGGATGCTGTCCAGGGCGACAATGAACAACCCATTCAGAACAGAAAAGATCTCGCGCACGTTATGAAGGAAAAGAGAATAGAACCCATTGAGAGAAAGATAAACCCTCACGGAACATTTTAAAAAGGAATTGATTATGGGCGTAAGTAAATACATGCAAAGAATGATCGATAAAGCCAGGGGCAAGGTGCAAAAGGGTATTGAGAAGATTAGCCCATATCGGAAATTTAACGAAGCTATGGGTTCGGATAAATCCGTTCCGGCGCAAACGCCTGAACGATCGAACCCGGTCCCTGCAAAAAAAAGGAAGAAGATAAAACCAAACACCGTTTTTGATTAATAATATAGCGGATACTGCTTAACCCTCACACAGCGTGAGGCTATTTAACAGCCCGGTCAAAGGATCCCGAAAGGGGCACTCCATGATACGGGCTTTTTTTATCAACACTTTTGAAATCGGGGCACCCGCAGAGATGCGGTCCCAAGGAGGCAACAATGCCAGGAACAAAAGACGATGGAACAAAGAAAGTAGCACCGGTCGACGCGCCGAACAATCCACCGGATCCTGGGAAAGACCAGGGCACTCCTGCGGATAAGGGCGGCGAGGAAAAACTCATTTTCGGCAAGTACAAATCCGAATCAGAGGCGGAAAAAGGATTCAAGGAACTTGAAAGCACCCTCGGAAAGCAGGGCCAGGAACTCCGCACGTTACGGGAGAAGGTCGCTTCGTCTCAAAAGGCGGCTCCACCCGAGGACAAGGCCGCTGCAAAAACCACAGACGCAGGTTATCAGGCCCAACTGGACGATATTTATGCCAAGTTGGAATCGGGAGACATCTCTGTCGCGGATGCTATCAAGCAATCCAACGCCTTAACCGCTGAAACAACGATGGCCATTGCGACCAACGCAGCCGGAAAGCGCACCGAGGAGTTACTTCTCGATAAGGACGCCGACGCTGCGGAAAAACAATGGCACAATGATTATCCCGACTATGACGAGGTCGTTAAGTCCGGAGCATTGCAACCGTACATTCAAAAGAGCCCCATGCTCATCGACGAGACCGTTGCATACTTCCAGTACAAATCCGACCAAAAGTACGAGGAGGGAAGATCAAAAGCTGAAGAAGAGTTCAAGAACTCCGCGATTGCGGATTCCGTCGTCAAAGGGCCTGGATCTCATAGAACACCCATTAGGCAGACTGGCCAAAAGCTGTCCGAAAAAGAAATCGTAGCGTCTCAGCTGGACAGACTTGAAAAATTCAGAGCCAGTAAAGCCTAATTCTCTATAAAGGAGAATCCTTAAAATGGCTTTAGCACTTGACGAACTCAATGCAATTACCCTGGACCGATGGGAAAAGGAATCGACAGATATCTTCTTCCTGGACAATGTCCTGCTTTGGAAATTGCTTGGCAATGGGAACCTCGGAAACGAGCTGGTCCAGGCCTCAGAAACCGTGGACGGCGGCATGATGATCCGAGTACCGCTTGAATACGCAGAAGGCAATTCAGGCACTTACGGTAATGTTACAAGAATCGCCCAGGGCAAGGTAGACATCTACAATGCGGCGCGTTTCAGGTGGGCGGGTTATTACGCCTCGAACACCATTGATCTGAACGACAAGATCAAAAACGCCGGCGATGCTGCCATGATCAACCTGGCCAACGGTAAAATCCGAAATATCCAGAAAACCATCCGGAAAAAGATGGGTACGGATATTTACGCTTCGGCTGCGGATGGTTATGCGTTCCTGGGCCTTGGCAACCTGTTTCAGAGTACCACCACATCCATTACATACGCCACGATCGCAGAGGATGATATGGCTGACTGGAAGGCCAATGTGATTGCCACCGGTGAGGCTCTTAATTTCCAGAACCTTCAGAAAATGCGGCGAACCCCGAATATCGGCCAGAACGATACCGACAAGCCCAATCTGTATATCACCACAGATCTTTTGAAAGACGGTTTCGAGCGAACCCTGCATATTCAGGCACGGTACAAAGACGTGGACATGGCTGATGCCGGGTTCGAAAACGTTCTGTTCAAAGGCCAGCCGGTTGTTGCCGACGATCGACAGACCGCAGGTTATTGTGATGGTCTGAACACCCGATACCTGAGACTGAGGGCTCACTCGATGTATAACTTCACGCCCCCGGTTTGGAAGTCAAACAACGATCAGCCCGACGTGTGGACCGCCGATCAGAGATTTATCGGCCAGTTGACCACCAACCATCGTAAGGCGCACATACGCCATTCGAACCTGATCGAACCGGCATAAATGCTTGTTAGATATCCGTGAAGTTGCGGGTATCTAACAATTAACAATAAGGAGATTTTAAAATGGACGAAGATATTAGATTTACAGTAAGCATTTTGGGTTCAACCGGCGGCGCAGTCACTCGGCCTTTCGTTTGTCCCTATGCTTGTACCGTTCGGGATCTCATCGGTGCCGTGTCCGCGGATCCGGGCGATGCTGAATCCGTAACCCTTACCAACGTAACCCAAAGCGTGACCCTGGGCGTCCTTCTGTTTGGCACCGACATTGCGGCCAACGCAAAGGGCGTCTGGACCGCCGACGTTACCGCTGGCGAAACGGTCAATGCCTTGGGTGACGTTCTCTTGTTCACGGTTACGCAGCTTACAGCTGCCGCCGTGTTTGAAATGATTCTCGAACTCGATCCCAAGTGTAGGGCGGTATAGCCATGACCGGAAGTGAATTAATCCAATTAATCAAGGAAAAGATACACGATTCGGCTTTTTCACCGCCGATGATCCTTGGCAGGGTTAATAAAGGGGTTGGGAGGATCGCCGGGATCGTCGATCTTCCCGACCTTAAATCATCGGACACCGTCACTACAGATACCAATCCGTACGTGGCGGTCCCGGCCACTGTTGGCAATGTCTTCCACCAGAAAAGGGGCAGTCTCTTTTTCGTGTCGAGTTCCGGGCAGGATTGCGAAATCAAGATCGTAGACTCCTGGATCAAGTTTCTTATGAAATGGCCAACACTGGACGAAGCGGGGGCCATTCAAGAAGTTTGTGTTCGTGGTGGAAGGCTTTACTATCAGCCAATACCTGCAGCCGCTGACACCTTGACGCTTCATTTTATGCGTAAACCGGTGGCCATGGCTAATACCGACAGGGACGCCGAACCGGATGGGATCCCCGAGCATCTTCAAGAGGATCTGCTTGTCAATTTTGGGTGTTGGGACATCTTTTCCGAAAAAGAGGACGAGTCCGCGCAAACCCCTAATACAGACAAGTACAAGGGAAAGTTTGCCGGGGCAATGGCTGAATTAAATCAATTTATCGGGCCGAGCGACAGGGCGCCCGAATACTACGATGAAGACGAGGAGGATTTTATTTAATGGCAGATGAAAAACCCGAGGAAACCAAAGAACCTGTAAGCCGTGAATTGACACCCGAGCAAAAGGCCAAGATCAATGCCGTGTCAATAACCGTCGCCAAGTTCAACAAAATGGTGCCGCCCTTTCTTTTCAATCAACTTCAAATGATCGAGGAGGGCGAAATCCATATACACCTGACTGTTAGGGGCGGAGATATTGAAAGGATGGAACTCAGCTCCCATTTAGCCAGGGATTTGTCAAAAAAGGAACCTGAAGGTGCCGAAAAAGGTTAGGCTTTTCACTGGAACCAACGGCCTGAACACAAAGGTTGACCCTGTAAGAACCGGGTACGATTCAAAAACCGGCGTCCAGGATCTATCCGCTTGTAAGAATATCGATGTTGACAATACGGGCAGGGTGTCCAGGAGAAAAGGCTTTACAAGCCAGTTGTCGCTTTCAGGGTGTCATAGCACATTTTGTGACGGCGGGGAATGTCTTTTTGTGGCGGGTGGCGCTCTTTGTGCCCTTGATTCGGATTACGGTTATTCCCAACTTCGGAACGTAACCCCTGGGGCTACTATGCGGTATCGCCAGGTAGATGGTGTGATTTATTACTGCAACGGATTCGAGCGCGGGAAGGTTTTTGAGGGCGTAAGCTACGGCTGGAATAAACCGACATACTACGGCCCGGTGACAACCAAAGAGTTTATGAACCCTCCGATCGGTACGGATCTCGAGTATTATGTCGGTCGCATGTTCGTTGTCCAGGGAAAGATCGTGCCGTATAGCGAACTCTACGATATTTCCACGTTTGAGCGTAAAAGCTACCTGCCGTTCGACGCTGAAGTCGTGATGTTCAAGGCCGTTGAGGACGGCATATATGCGAGTACCGACAAAGAGACGTTCTTTTTAAGTGGCAATGATGCCACCTCTC